TACTCCGCCAACATATAGCCACATTTATAATCTATCTACTGTTCAGATGTCTAATGACAAAGGAACATGGTTTGGATGGGATGTAGCTAAAGCTGGTCCAGTAGAAGACAAGTCAATTTATGATATGGCAAAATCTTTTGCTGAATCTGTAAATAAAGGCGACGTTCAAGCTAAACCTGAAGTTCAAGAGCAGACTAAAAGATCTTTGAATTTATAAAATCCTAGGTAGTGGGCGTCTAAGCGAGAGTGGATACGCCCACTTTTTAATTTATGAATGATAAGATAAATAAAGCTCCAGTTAATTATGAAGATTGGTTAAATCTAGGAAGGGTCATTATACCCTGCCTCAAGGGTAAACCAGTTGTCAGTGATTGGTCAAACCCAAATTTTAAGATCACGAAAGAAGAATGGAGAACAAATTATACACACTGCGAAATAGCACTAAGACTAGATCAAGATATAGATCTTGATGTAGATAATGATTTAGTAAAAAGATTTATAACAAGTCACATAAAATCTTGTGACGCTGTCTCTGGTAGAAGAGGCAATCCGAGTAGCCACTATTGGTGGAAAGGCAAAGCACCATTTAAACAATTTATTTTACCAAATGAATTACAGAAATTTTGTGAAGGTTTTCCTCACGGTTTAACTCTTTGTGAAATAAGACACGAATCAAAACGATATACAATAGTACCAGAATCAAAACATAGCAAAGCAAATGAAAATGTAAAATGGGAAAGATATCAAGATATAAATGAATATCCTGGTAATCTTACTAACGATGTAGGTAAGATTGCATTAGCAACAGCTTTATGTATTACATATGCAAGTTCTGGACAAAGAGACGCATACTGTACTGCAATTGCAGGAGCATTAATAAAACATACAGAGTGGACTGAAAAAGAGATAGATGATTTTGTCTATGATATCGCAACAGCTGCAAACGATGATGAAGCAGATAAGAGAAGAACAAAAGGGACAAGTAGTAAAAAAGCAAAAAGAAAATTTGGTATGCCTAAACTTGCTGAGATTATAGGCTGTTCTACAAAAACAATATCAACTTTGTTTAATTGGATAGGTATAAAAGAAGCAACAACAGAAGAAGCAAAAGAATCTATTGGGGAAATTACAGAATATGGAAGTGATAGATATTTTGTAAAAGTAAATGCTGTAGTACAAGGTCAACCAGTTGAAAAAACAATAACAGTAGATGGCCCAACACTTAGAAATAAAAAATTATTTTATGACGCTGTAATTAGTAAAGCATCTGTTTGGATTCCAGAAATGAAACCCGCAGACTTTGAAGAGATCATGCGTAGAAAATATGAGGCAAGAGCAAAATCAGATGAGTATGTAGAGGACGCAGAAGAAGATTTAAGATTTGTAAAACATTTCAAAAATTATATTACAGAAGAAAAAGTATACACTAATAAAAAGGAATTGGCTTACTTTGGTATGCCTTACTTTAATCAAGAAAAGAGTATTTTAGAATTTAACTTAGATAAGTTTGAAGATTATTTACATAAACAAAAAGTAAACTTACCTAGAGTTGATTTAGTTATTAAAGTTCAAAGAATATTAAAAGCAAAAAAGAATCACGGTAAGTTTGGAGATAAGTCTTGTGTATCTTGGAAAATACTTGACCGAGAAGTTGATAAAGATGATCTAATAGTTGATGGAGAATATAAGGAATTGCCAGATGAAACAGCCTAAATTTATATCAGGTCCTCCAGGTACAGGTAAAACCACAAAATTTTTAACAGGTAAATACTTAGATTTATTAAAGAATTTTACTCATGATAGAATTATAGTTCTATCTCATACTAACGTTGCAGCAGAAGAAATTAGAGATGCAATATTAAAATTACCAGAAATAAAAGAAAAAGGTCTTACGAAGAAATCTTTAAAATATAAAATATGTACCATACATAGTTTTTGTAAAAATAGATTAGTCGGTAGGAAAGAAGTATTTAGTTATGAAGATCATATTAATTTATCACGACAAGACTCTATGTTTAAACTTCAAAGAGTTAATGAATCAGAGTTTAATAGCGATAAACATAAATTTTATAGATATTTAGCTGATGCACATGGTAGAGGAAAAACCTTAACAGAGCACTGGAGAGAGTGCGATAAAGCTTCTTATAAACCTTATAGTCTAAATGTAATAGCAAAGATGAAAAAAATATATGAAGATTATAAAGAAGAAAACCATGTATGCGATTATGCCGATATGATACAGGACTTTATAGATAAAGCAATTGAGCCTGACATAGATGCATTAATTGTTGATGAAGCACAAGATAGTAATGTTCCACAAAGAAAAGCTCTTGATAAAATGGCAACTAAAGCAAAAGAATATTATTTTGTTGGAGATGCAGACCAAACTATATTTGAATTTGCAGGATCTGATGCAGACTACTATCATAGACTATCAAAAGAAGCAGAGGAATTAGATCAAGGTCTTAGATGTGGTAAAACAATAAATGAATTATGTAAACAAATTATAAAACCTGTTTGGGACCACTATGGTTATCAAAGAATATGGAAACCTGCAGAAGGTATAATTGGTAAACACTATCATCTACCTAGCTTACAAACTAATTGTAGTGCTATGCAGACATTATTAGAAAAAATTAAAAATACCGATGAGACTTTTTTATTTACATACAGAGGAACTCCTTCTGATTCTTGGGTAAAGAAATTTTTCAAGCAACATGGTATAGAGTTCGCACATGTAGGGAACACGGCCCACGTGCCAAAGAAAGAATTAAGATGTCATAAACTGTGGCCAGAATTTACTGAAGGTAAACCTATGCCATTAAAACAGATAAAAGATTTTTGGGATTATATTGGTAGTAGAGTAATTGTACATGGTAAAGGAGAAGCTACTTTTGAAGATTGGATTAAAAAAGATTATTTAATAGACGATTTAATTAATAGAAACTATTTAAAACCTACCTCTACAAATGAAACAGATTTTTCTTTAATAAGAACTAAAACAGATCCAGATAGAATTATTTATATTAAGAAAATTTTACAAAGAGGTTTTGATTTAGAAGGCGATGTCAGAGTTAAATATGCAAATATACATACAGTAAAAGGTCTTACATTTGATAATGTCATTGTAGATTTAACAGCAACAAGATTAGAGAAATATTTTACACAGTTAAGATTAAAATACGTAGCTTACAGTAGAGGAAGAATAGACTGTTGGACAATTGCATCACAAGGAAAATATATACTAGGAGGTAGATAATGAGCGATGAAATATATAAAAAGCAGGTGGGAGGGAATCACTATCGCAGTATGGTTATTCAGCCTTCAGAATTTATTAACAGAAATAATATTCCGTTCGCTGAAGGAAATGCAATTAAATATTTATGTAGGCACAAACAGAAAAATCAAAAAGAAGATTTGTTAAAAGCAAAACATTATATTGACATGGCTATTGATAGAGATTATCCTGAACCAGTGAAAGAAGAAAAAAAAGAAAAAAAGAATTCGTGGGGGATAGTTAAATAATGTGTAATACTCCAGAAGATTTAGATTTAAAAGGTATTGATACTGTTGCTATCGATATAGAAACATACGATCCAAACTTAAAAACAAAAGGACTAGGCGCTATTAGGAATGATGGTTTTATTTGTGGTATTGCTGTTGCTACGGGCAAAGATACTGCTTATTTTCCATTACATCACTCAGATACAGAACTTACCATGGGTAAAAAACTAAAGATATGGAAGGTTTTAAATGAGAAAATATTTCAAAACGAAAAAATTACAAAAATATTTCATAATGCAATGTACGATGTCTGTTGGATTAGAGCTGTTACAGGCTCTATGATAAAAGGCAGAATTGTAGATACTATGATAGCTGCCTCTGTTATTGATGAGAATAGATTTAGATACTCTTTAGATGCTTTAAGTAAAGATTATATTGGTGATTCAAAATATAAATATGACTTACAGCAGAAAACTTTAGAATGGTCTGGTGGTATGGTGAAGGATCCTATGTCTAATATGCATAAATTGCCTTCGTCTATTGTAAAAGATTATGCAAAACAAGACGTAAATTTAACTTTTAAATTATGGAATTTATTTAATAAAAAATTGGACGAAGTATTATACACTAAAGAAGACGGAGAGCAAAAAACTTGTAGAAAAATATTTGAATTAGAAACAAAATTATTCCCTTGTTTAGTTGACATGAAATTTAAAGGAGTTAAAATAGATGTCCAAAAAGCTAAAAAGTTTGGCGAGCATCTTAAGAAACGAAGAGACCAAATCGTAACTGCAATCAGAAAAAGAACAACTAAGAAAGTAGATATATGGGCAGCAGCCTCTATTAAAATTTTATTAGATCATCTAGATATAAAAGATTACAAAGTTACACCTAAATCTAAAATGCCACAACTTCCGAAAGATTATTTAAAAACACATAAGAATAAATGCTTACGTATGATTGCAAAAGCAAGAGAATATGACAAAGCTGCAAATACTTTTGTAGATGGTCTATTAGATTATGTACACAATGACAGAATACATGCTGACATAAATCAAATTAGATCGGATCAAGGGGGAACGGTTACTGGAAGATTTTCAATGTCAAATCCTAACTTACAACAGATTCCAGCACGAGGATTTATGGGTAAAAAAATGAGAGAAATGTTTTTACCAGAAGAAGGACACGAGTGGGCGAGTCTTGACTACTCGCAACAGGAACCACGGATCGTGGTCCACTACGCTATCAAGTTAGGCTTACCAGGAACAGATGAATTACATAAAGAGTTTGATAAAGAAGATGCAGACTTTCACCAGATTGTTGCAGACATGGCAAAAATTTCTAGAACACAAGCTAAAACAATTAATCTAGGATTATTCTACGGTATGGGTAAATTAAAATTACAAAAGGAATTAGGTTTAGATAGAATAAATGCAAAAAAATTGTTTGATGAATATCATAACAAGGTACCGTTTGTAAGACAGCTTTCACAAGACCTTATTCAATTTGCAAAAGATAATAGATTATTATTTACTCTACATGATAGATTCTGTAGATTTAACAAATGGGAGACTACTGATAGAGAATGGAATCCAGAGACAAATAGGTTTAATGAAGTGCCTTTATATACAGAAGAAGAAGCAAGGCAGGCTTTTAAAGCTGAAATTTTAGAGAAATATAAAGAGAATAAAGTGGACAAGGACTATATGGACCATTTTGAAAAATATTATACACCTGCATTTACTTACAAGGCTTTGAATAGATTAATTCAAGGATCGGCAGCGGACATGACAAAGAAAGCTATGGTAGATTTGTATAAGAGAGGCATTATACCACACATACAAATACACGATGAACTTTGTTTATCAGTTAAATCAGAAGAGGATATACAAACAGTTAAAGAAATAATGGAAAGTACTATAATACTTGAAATTAAGAATAAAGTTAACTATAAAAAAGGTAAAAATTGGGGTATAATAAAATAAAAAAATGGAGGAAACTATGGAAATAGTAAACAACATAATTGCAAAGATTAAAACCGATAGAAAAGTACAAATCGGTGTAGTCGTTGCTATCATTATCATTATAGCTCTAATTAGTTAATATATGATACATGGCCTATTTGAATGCAAATATTCCTGTGACGTATGCACAGATCAGGAGAGAGTATCTCTACGATCTTAAATCTCATTATGGAGAAGTGGAAGACTGCATTATATTTGGCTTGGCATCGATTACAGGACGTCCTATATTATTTCATGCTATTATGGAAAACGGTGCAGTATTTTACCGCTTACCAATTAGCGCGTTTATTCAACGGGGTTTTGAAGTCAAAGACGTACCACGAAGACGACTTGATGAACTTCAGCTCTGGAATTGTTTTAGTTATTATCCTGCTGTCACTTCTTATGATATTTTAGACGGCCAATCTGGCAAATATTTCGGAAAAGATAAGAAATTACATCCTGGGGCGTACCTTTTTACTATTGACTGGGCGCACCCAGAGAGTAATATAGTAGATACTGATCATTCAGAAATTTCGCACGAACATAAGTGCGCACACATACTTGCGTTAGATGACGGCAACTATGCGGCACAGCCAAACAATCGTATACTTTGGGATATCCCATCATTTACAGTTAGGAATGAAACTCCTGATTGGAAAGTACAAACAAGTGATTGGAATGTCGAAAATACGGGAAAATGGAAAACGGAAGATACTGACAAGTTCTTCTATAACATTGAGGAAAAAAAAGATGATTAAAAAAATCTTTAAATTCATTTGTTGGCCATTTAAAAAATTTTTAGACTGGTTAGCAAGTGGGTTACCTGAAGGAAAAAATGACTAAATGTAAAAAATGTCACCACGATTGTCACTGCGATGGAGATCTTCACGCAGATGAGTATGGTTTATGCACATGTGAAGATTGTGCATGTAAAAGAACATACAGAAAAGAAAAAGATCATGGGAACGACATGTCTTATGAAAACGAAGTAAAGTACGATGGATAGATTTACAAAATATTATTTTACAGGGACATTAATTATATTAATGTGTCTCTTAGCTTTCTTTGGTG